TGAAAAATATGAAAGTTTAATGATGGTAAAAATTTGGAGGCATCAACTTTATGTAAATTATCCACGCGACTGGCATTTAGACATGGATGGAGAAGAAAGACCATTACACGAGCGATTTTCCAATAATTTACTATATCCTGGAGAACCAGGCGCACCAGCTGACGAAGTAATTAATTGTCACTGTTTTTTAGACGAACGAATTTTTAAAAGAGGTACATAATATTATGAATTTGGGAAGTATAACAATAAAATTAGATGATAAAACTAAAAAAGCAATAGAAGCAAATGAAGAGGCAAAATTTCATATTTTAACAGCAATTGGAATTAAGGCAAAACAAAATTCACAAGCGATAATAAAGATAAAAAATATTTATGATACTGGAGAATTGTATAGAACGATGGACTACAATGTAAATTTAAATAAAAGTTCTGTAGATATTGGCTCACCAAAAAATTACGCTGTATTCAACGAACTAGGTACTAGACGCATGAATGCAAGACCTTTTTTGGCACCTGCAATTTTATATTATTTAAATGATTATAAAGAAATAGCGCAAGATATTTTAAAAAAAACATTTAAATAATATATATTAATAAATAAAAATTTGACCGTCTAAGTCGTAAAACTGGCTAACATGTGGCGCAACCACGTAAAAAAGCGTAGTGAGGAGATATATGGATAGAAGTTTTTTAATGGAATTAGGATTAGACAAAGAAATAATTAAACAAATACTAGACGAAAATGGACGCAACATTGAATACACTAGAGAAATAACTAAAGAAAAAGTAGAAAAAGAAGCAGTCAAAGAAAAAGAAAAATTAGAAAAAGAAATTTTAGCATTAAAAGAAAATACAAAAGAAAATATAAGTGATATTGATATTAAAAAATTTAATGATTTAGAAGATAAATATAAAAAATTAGATAAAGAACATAATGAATATAAAAAAACAATAGAAGATAATCAAAAAAATGAGTCTAAGTCTAATGAATTACGTACAAAACTATTAGAAAATAATGCTGACCCCGAATTTATTGAGTTAATAGCAAGTCAGTTTGATAAAACAAAATTACAAATGGATGAAAATAATAAATTAACAAATTTTGAAGAGTTTTTTAAGCCCGTCAGTGAAAAATATTCAAAATTATTTAGTTTTAAAGAAGAAGGATTTAAGCCTGGAAACCCTCCCACGGCAGGTAATAGTAAAAATAGCAACTATATTGAGCGACTCCAGAATGCACGAAAAAACAATGATACAGATGAAGCAATTCGGATAAAAACGGAGGCGTCGCAAGAGGGAATTTTTTTAATATAAGGAGAATGAAATGGCAGTAGTAACAGGAGTAGGAACAACGTGGACATTACCAAATTTTGCCGGAGAATTATTTACAGCTGACCCAACGTCAACCCCACTATTAACAATGATCGGGGGTATGACTGGGGGAATGGTTAGTGATAACGCTGAATTTGCTACAAATCAATTATTTAGTTACCCAGACCCAGAACAACCAAAAATTTCAGAACAAGCGAGTGCTGTTGCACCAGCTGCACGAAGTATTGCAAGAATACAAGAAAAAAATGTATGTCAAATACATCAATTAACAACAGATTTGAGTTATCATAAATTAGCTAATAAAGGAAGAATGAGCGGACTAAATACAGCAGGTCAAGCACCTAACCCAAATGATGAATTAGCATTTCAAATAAAAAATTCGCTATTAATCCCGACGGCTAGGGATATTGAATATTCATTTATAAATGGCGCTTATCACTCTTCAACATCTGTCAGTGATGCAAGTACAACCCGGGGAATGTTGCCACTATGCACTGGTACAAGTGAAATAAACGCAATTGGAGACGATCTGGATTTTGCAATGTTACAATCATTGTATAAAAAAATGGCAGATAATGGAGCATATTTTAGTAATATGGTTATGTTCGTCGGTGCTGGATTAAAACAGAAAGTAACGGAAATTTATGGAGATAAGAATGGAATTAATTTACCAACTTCAAGAACTGCAGCAGGTATAAATATAACTAGTATTATGACAGATTTTTCTATGATTAACGTAGTTTGGAATAAGTTCATGCCATCAAATGCTGTTTTAATTTGTGATATTGGTTTTCTTTCACCAGTATTTTTAGAAGTTCCAAATAAAGGTGTTATGTTTGTTGAAGAATTAGCAAAACTTGGAGCAGGTGAAAGAAGGCAATTATACGGAGAAGTAGGACTGGCGCATGGTCCAGCGTTTCTGCATGGGTCTATTATAAATATAGGTGCATAATTTATGAAATCTGTAAAATGCCCAATATGTAAAAATGTTCTATTAAAATATGATGAATTTACAACATGCAAAAAAATTTATGCATATTGTAAGCAATGCAGAAAAAAAGAAACTATAAATATTTTCAATGTTTTGGAAACTGGAATAATAACAAAGGAAGAGGAGTTATTACAAATTTTAGATAATTTAAAAATTGAGCATAAAAATAAAGATATAGATTTCGAAACTATAGAGTTCGAAGTTAAATATCCAGATAGCAATAAAAAATTTATAACTGGATATAAAATAATAATATATTGAGGAATAAACATGGAAAATTTTAATGTTTTGTTAAAATTAATGAAAGAATGTAATAGATTTTATATATATACTAAAGAAAGTAATGATTTTACAATAATGGAAAATGAAATAAATGTAACAAATAAATATTTAATAAATCAATATATTATTCTGCAAGGGTCTATTTTAAATAATGGAATATATAAAATTATTGCAAGTGAAAATAATAAAATTACAGTTACACCAACTATGCAAAACGAGCACTTTAGCGGTGAATTATATGGACTAAATATTGCACCGTCATTTTTAGAATTGTCTAATAAAATAGATGAGTATCAGACTAAAAATAAGCAAACGAATTTGCGTTCTGAAAGTTTTGGCGGGTATTCCGTAAGTTGGGCAACTGGTAAAAATGGAGCAGTTGCAGGGTGGAAAGATGTTTTCAAAGATGATATTAAAGATTTTTGGCAGTTTTTCGCTGATTTAGATTTTAAATAAGGAGTACAGAAAATGGATGAAATAGAAATAATTACAGAAAATAATAATTTAATCGAAATTACAGAAATTACAGAAAAAAAAGATTTTTTTGATATATTAATTACAATTAATGAAATAGATAGAAATAATAATGAAGTTCAAAAATTAATTATTAAAAAAGAATTTTCTATAAAAATTGACTGCAATTTAAAAACAAAATAATATTAAAATAATAAAATAAAAAGAGCTAAGAGCCAAAAAAAATTGGCTCTTTTTTTTATTTTTAAAGAGGTGTTTTATGGCATTAGAAGATTATAAAGAGGAATTTTGGATACTAGATAAAATCAGTGTTCCAGACGGTTTAGGTGGATTTATAGAGGACTATAAAAGAGGATCTTTTTTTGTTGCTGGAATATTTACTACTGTATCTACAGAAATGAGAATGGCAGAGGCGCAGGGCGTTACTAGTAAATACACTGTAAACACTGGGCTAAATGTACCTTTACATTTTGGGGACATAATACAACGAGATAGGGACGAGAAATATTATAGGATAACAAACGACACGCAAGACATGATAACCCCAAATGTTGCATTTAATCAATATAGAGTATTTACAGCGGAAAATTGGATCATGCCGAGGAGTTAAAAAATGGAAGAATTACAAAAATCAATATTTGAATTTTTTAGTCAGTTTGGAATACCAGTTTTTATAGATGGGTATGCGAGGGATTCGGAACAGATGCCATACATTACTTTTAATTTTTCCTCACCAGAATTTTTTAATGAAATGCTAATGAGCGCAAGGATTTGGAGCAGGTCATCGAGCTTTAGAGAGGTTTTAAATATTAGCGATCGAATAAGAAATTCTATATCAAATCTAGGCGCAATTTTAAAACTAGACAACGATAAAGGCGCTGTAATTTTATATAGGGAATCCCCTTTTTTCCAATATCAAAACAGCGATGAACAAATTATTAAAATAGGTTATTTAAAAATGTTAATTAAATCATATCAATATTAAAAAAATAGTAATAATTCCAGATTATATATAAAAAAATAAATATAAAGGAGAATAAAAATGGCTATTAGCGGACTAATTCCAACGTCTACTTTTAACATGCAAATAAACGCTGGTGGATTTTTCACTGGA